GAGGAACTGGAAAAAGTTTGATGTCTGATTCAACTGATGCGGAAGTCACAAATAATAGTAGAGGTTATGTATCTGCTTTTGGTACCGATGGTTTTACTGTAGGAGCTGGTTCGGCTGGATCTGATCAAGTAAATACTAATGGACAAAATTATGTTGCATGGCAATGGAAATGTAATGGAGGAACCACTTCTTCAAACAGTAATGGGTCTATTACTTCTACAGTGCAAGTCAATACCACAGCTGGTTTTTCAATAGTGTTATATACTGGAAATGAAACGTCAGGTGCTACAGTAGGACATGGTTTTAGTTCTGCCCCAGATGTAGTCATAGGCAAAAGAAGAGTAGGAACAGGTTATTGGATCGTAAGTAGTAATGATTTAGATGCACAAGGAACAACAGGTGGTAGCCCAGATGCTCCAAGAAATATGTATTTTAATTCAACTGATCAGGCTCAATCAGATAAAATTGTCAGAGCAATAAACGCAACGACTTTTGAAATATCAAACAGTAATTCTATGAACGCCAACACTGATGCTATGGTAGCATATTGTTTTAAAAAAGTTCAAGGGTATTCACATTTTGGACATTATGAGGGAAACGGTGATGATGATGGTCCATTTGTATATACGGGATTTAAACCAGCTTACTTAATGATTAAAAGATCAGATGGCGCTAACAGTTGGTATATTTTTGATAACAAAAGAGATGACTATCAAAATCCAGTTTCTGATATTTTAGAGTCTAATGATCCTGCAGCAGAAAATGCCAACACACCAAGATTAGATTATACTGCTAATGGTTTTAAAATGAGAGTTAGCCCTAACGCACTAAATGCAGATGGTGCAACATACTTCTACATGGCATTTGCAGAATCACCTTTTGTTTCGTCAGCAGGCGTACCAACAACAGCGAAGTAAAACATGACATTAGGGATCTTAGCATTTGGCGAAGGTCCGTTATCATCCTTAGGTAAACAGGATGCGATAGCGGTCGTAACAGGGCTACCCTTAACTTCTACCACAGGAACTGCGGTAGCTGGTATAAGTGTTCAACCTAGTGTATCTGGTTTACCATTAAGTATAGTACAAGGATCAGAAGCTGTTGATGCAGATACTTTTGTAAATCCTTCTGGTCAAAATATAACTTCTACTGCAGGAACTGTATCTGTAGAAGCAATACAAAATCAAACTATAGCAGTATCAGGATTTGGTTTATCAAATGTTATTGGAACTTTTGCTGTTTCTGCTGATGGTAATGTTACTATCAATGCTTCTGAAGAACCAGATTTAGATGCTTTTGTAGGAACACCGGTTGTATCTGCGGATGCGAATCTATCAGTTACAGGTCAAAGTATAGGAACTGTATCTGTAGGAACAGTTACTGTAGAAGCAGTAACCCTGGCCCCTGCTTCAACTAATTTAGTAGACTCAGATGTAGGATCTGTAACAGTTGTAGCAACAGCTCTGGTTCAACCTTCAGGTAATGCAGTAAGCAGTGCAGCAGGCAACCCTGTTGTTGTAGCAAATTCTACAGCTCTACCAACAGGTCAAATAATTTCTAGTGCATTAGGAAATGTAACAGCAATACAAAATGCAACTGCCGAACCAACTGGTTTAGCAACAACCTTAGCTCTATCAGATAGCACTGCTATTTATGCATGGACAGAAGTCGATGATTCTGAAACTTCAACGTGGACAGAAGTCGATGATAGTGCTACAATGACATGGCAAGACGCAGCGTAGGTAAATTATGGCATCAACTTATTCGGCATTATTAAATTTAGAACTTATAGGCTCAGGAGAGCAATCTAACGCCTGGGGTAATACTACAAACAACAACTTACAATATGGTTTAGAATACTCAATTGCGGGAGTATATACAAAAAACTTATCTGCAGCTTCTAGTCCTTATACTTTGACTTCTGCTCAAAGTATTAGTGCAACTCAAGCAGACAATGAGTCCAGACAAGCAGCCATAGTATTTACCAATCATGGATCTAATTTTATTGTACAATTTCAAGCAACACAAAAAACATACTTTTTAAGAAACAATAGCACTCAATATACTATCACTTGTAGACTAGGTGGTGGAGGAAACACTTTTGTTATACAACCTAATACAAGTGTATTTTTAGCAACAGATGGAACAAATTGGTTTGATTTACAAACACAAGGAACTGATTGGCTAACTAAATCAGGAGCATATACTGCATTTCCTGGTGATAAAATATTTGTAAATACATCAAGTGGAGCAGTTACAATAACATTACCTGGATCGCCTGCTGTAGGTGATGAGGTTAGATTTGTAGATTTAGCTAGTTCTTTTGATACACACAATTTAACAGTTGCAAGAAATGGAAATAAAATAAACAATGCAACATCAGATTTAACCGTAGCTACAGAGGATGCAGCTTTTGCTTTAGTATATTCTGGTGCAACTTACGGTTGGAAAATAACGGAGAAGTAATATGCCTACATATGAATCTATCAAATATAAAATATCAGGAACTGCTATTACTGGTGTTCTACAAGAATCAACAAACCTAAGTGATGTTGCTAACGCAGGAACATCAAGAACTAATTTAGGAGTTGAAATTGGTTCTGACGTACAAGCTTTTATTTCTGCAACTGCAGGAACTAATGCTAATGGAACTAGAACAGTAAGCACTAACAATCCTAGTGGTGGTTCTGATGGAGATATTTGGTACAAATATACATAATGCCTGATGCCAATTTATGTTAAAGATGGTGGTACTTGGCGTGAGATAAGTTCTGATGCAGGATCTCAACTTTATGTTAGAGATGGCACTTCATTTACAAATAAAACAATCAATAATGCTTATATAAAAGATGGTGGTTCGTGGAGAACCGTATTTACTTTATTTGACACACCTACTAATTTTAATACAGCAGGAGCAGGAACAACAACTTTTTCTGTTCCAGGAAATGCAAACGCTATTCATATAAAACAAGCAGTTGGTGGTGGAGCAGGAGGAGTTGGTGGTGCTCAATATGATAAAGCTGGTGGTGAATCAGGCGGAACTGGTGGTGGATCAGGAGCTTACATATCTGATAGAGTTTATACCGTGGTTGGTGGAGAAACTCTCACCTCTGTTGTTGGAGCAGCAGGTAATGGAACGAGTGGTGGATACAATACAACTGCGGGCAGCGGTGGTACAACAAGTTTAAGTGGATCAAGCACTGGATCTATTTTTTCATTAGGCGGTGGTGGAGGTGGTTCAGGAACAGGAGGTGGAGTGCAAGGTCCTCTTCGTAGTAACAACCCAAGCTCTGGCGGAACAGCTACTTTAGGAACATCTTTATCTACAGGCACAACAGTTGATGGCACAAATATAACATCTTTTAATACTGGACCTGATTCAACTTTTAATGCTGGTGGCGATGGCGTTGCAGGGGTTACTGGATCGAACTGTAGTGGTGACAACTGTCATGTAAACGGTGGAGCTGGTGGAGCCTCTTATGATGGTAATGTAGCTGGTGGCACACCAGGACAACCAGACTCTACACCAGGCGGTGTTGGATCACAAGGATCTGGAGGCGGTGGAGGCGGAGCCGAAAATCAAACTGCTGGTGGTAATGGTGGCGCCGGTGAATTAGTTTACAGATTTATGAGGATTGCATAATGCTTACTAAAATACAATTTGCTCCAGGTATAGATAAACAAAACACAGAGTATGGCGCAGAAGGTCGTTGGACTGATTCTGACATGGTTCGTTTTAGATATGGTTTACCAGAAAAGATAGGTGGTTGGGTTAAATTAATTACAGATAAACTTATAGGAGTTGTAAGAGATTTACACGCTTGGTCTGATTTAAATGGTATACGATACATGGCCCTTGGCACAGATAGAAAACTATATGTTTATTCTGAAGGAGCTGTTTACGATATTACTCCGGTAAGATCTACACAAGCAGGACTTAGTAATCCATTTGCAACAACAAACGGTAGTGCAACAATAACAGTTACAGACTCAGCTCATGGAGCAATAGTAGGAGACTTTGTTACATTTAGTGGAGCATCAGCTACAGCTGGTCTTGATATGAACAAAGAATTTGAAATAACTACAGTTGTCGATCCAAACACTTACACAATAACTTACACAGGAAGCACAGCTAACGCTACAGGAAATGGTGGAGGAACAGTAACCGCTACTTATGATATAAGTGTAGGTCTTGCAAATTCATCTTACGGTTATGGTTGGGGTACAGGTGCGTGGAACTCAGGAACTTGGAATACCCCTAGATCTACATCAACTGTTAAAATTGATGGCAGACAATGGTCTTTTGATAATTTTGGTGAGGATCTAATTGCAACAGTTAGTGAGGGTGGTACATTTAGATGGGATACCTCTGTTGGTTTTGGTACTCCTGCTGCAATAATTCCCAATGCTCCTACAACATCAAGATTTACTTTAGTATCTCCAGTAGATAGACATGTATTTTTATTTGGAACAGAAACAACAATAGGAACTTCTTCAACATCCGATCCGTTGTTTTTACGTTTTTCTTCTCAAGAAGATTTTAATACCTGGTTGCCTTCTGCAACAAACACAGCAGGTTCTTTCAGAATACAAGATGGTTCTAAAATCATGGCAGCAGTAAGATCTAGAGGAGCTATATTAGTTTGGACAGATACCTCTTTACACGGTATGCAATTTGTAGGTCCTCCTTTTACATTTTCTTTGAATCAATTAGGTGCTAACTGTGGAGCTGTATCTAATCACTGTGTGCAGGATGTAAATGGTGTCACTTATTGGATGTCACAAAATTCTTTCTATATGTTTGACGGTGCAGTTAAAAAACTACCATGTAGTGTACAAGATTATGTATTTAGTGATTTTAATATAACAACTCAACCAGAAACATATTGTGGTCTTAACTCAGAAAAAAATGAAATAACTTGGTTCTATTGTAGTGAGAATGCAGAACAAATAGATAGATATGTAACATTAAATTATCTTGAAGCGTCTTGGTCTGTTGGAACTTTGGCTCGTACTGCATGGACTGATTATGGTGTTTATGAGTATCCATACGCTACGGAATATTCAACCACAGCTTTTGGAACAAATCCTTCAGTTTTAGGATTAACTGCAGGAGCTACTACTTTTTATCAACATGAGTTTGGTACAGATGCTGATGGACAAGCTTTAAATTGTTTTGTTACATCTGGTGACTTTGATATTCAAGACGGACAACAATTATTACATATAGGAAAAGGTGTTCCTGATTTTCAAGATTTGGCAGGCACTGTGGATGTAGAATTAAAATTTAAAACATATCCTAATTCCACAACTTCAATAACCACAAGCTCTACCGTGTCGACAACAACTGAAAAGTTTGATATACGAGGTAGAGGTAGACAAGGACAGCTAACTATTAGAAGTAATGCTGTTGGAAGTAACTGGAGATTTGGTACATTACGTTTAGATGTACAACCTGATGGAGGTAGATAATGAAGATAAGCACAACAAGATTACCGAATGCAACACCAGAGTATAATCAAACACAGTTTGATGTATTAATAAGATTGCTAGAACAAGTAATTCAACAATTAAACTTTGGTTATCAACAAGAATTGAAAGATTCTTCTACAGCAAGGAGCTGGTTCCTTGGCTGATAGTTTTATAAGTAAATCTAGAACAGGAACAGGCGTTGTTTATACGGTGCCTACAGCAGATCAAAACTCTCAACCTCCTATATTACCAACTACAGCAATTGTAAAAAGTATATTTATATCAAATGAAACAGGAGGAGCTGTTACTACAACAGTTGCAAAGGTTGATTCTAGCAATGGTAATTTAGAGATACCACTGTATAAAGATAGTGCTGCTGATGGTTTTCAAGATCAAGTTTTAAAAAAAGAATTAGTATTAGAAGAAGCTGATCAAATAAAAATAACCGGTGCAGGTATAATAGTAGACGTTAATATATTGGAGATGACACAGTAATGTTTAAAAAAGTACAAGAATCAAAACAAATAGGAACTCAAACAGTAAATGGAAAAGAAATTCCTATATTACAACCTGAAGTATTTGTTGAAGTAAAAAATAAAAAAACTGGTAAAGATTATAATTCAGCTGAAGAAGCAAAAAAAGATGTAGACGATCCAAAGACCTCAACAACTGAGGATGACATAGAACAAAATGTTCAAGTCAATGTCACTCAGCTGCCTGATTTTAAAGGTGAAGTAAAGTACGATTAAGCACTACACATTTCACACACTTCTGGTTCATTCAAAGGTGTAACGATACTTTCTTTTATTTGCTTACTATGACATTTACAATCTACATGTCTTTTTAAATCTCTTTCTAATGCTGTAATTCTACTTAATGCTTTTGATAATTTATCTGCTAAGAAAGCTATGCTTTCAGAACGTTCTTTTTCTGTCATAATAATCTCCTATGTTAAATTTTTGGGGTAAGGATCACCTTACGATTTTGAAAAGACAATTTCAACTAAACAATTAAAATTGTTTTCTTGACTTTATTTCTTTTTTAACAGGTCATGAATTTGTTGTCCTTGTACGTTAATCATGAACCCTATAAATATAACAGCTACTAAAATTATTATAAGTAATATAGTATCTATTGTCATAATGACCTCCATCCGTTTGGGTGAGGAAGACAATGTTCTGTACTAACTCCCTCTTTCATAGTTAATAATATATCAGCACTAATGCTAATTCTAGGTTCTTCTTTAGTATTTGTTATTGTGTAGTGTAATAATTCACTTGGAAAGATAACAAAGTCTCCTGATTTTACAGGCACCTCATAACTGGCAAAATTAAATTGATTCCATTCTTTTATATATTCTTCTGTAGGTGGTATAAACAAACCTGTTTGTGCAGCTAGTTCCTGTTCAAATTTTACATTTCCCATGTCTTCATTTCGCACGTAGTACACACAACTAAAATGACTTGCGGTATGTTTATGACTAGCGATGTGTTGATCTTTTACAGTGTATGTTGCCCAAGCTTTTGTAAAGTGTGCATCAAATTTATTTAAGTCATATCCTTTTGCTTCTAAAAAAGCTTTTACATGTTGTCCTAATTGTGAAAACAAAGACATATACATTGGCTTTTGATGTAAATCATCAACAGCATCATTTAAATTAGTAAAGTTTGTATTGCCCATAACATCTGTTGTGGCTGCAACACTACCAGGTTTTTCTTTAACAAATGATTCTATGTTAGGTATTAATAATTTATTTATTGTTTCGTAGTCGTGTATTGTTGTTTTGTAAATTTGTTTACCAAAAAGATTACTAATTGTAGCTTCCTGATCCATAAATTACCTCCAAATATTCTATTTTGGTTACCCAACCTTTAGGTATCGCTATTGCTCCACCACCGTGGTTGTCATCCTTATCCGTGCACCATGAACGCATAATAACTACTTTTTCTTTAGTATTATTAACCATCCATCCTACTTCTTGGCATACTGCTAAAGGAGCGTTCATTATATCCTTAATGGGCAGCCAACCGGTTTCCATGTCCCTTGCATCCAACCAAGTAACCTTCACCATTGGGCACTTTGTTATGTCAAATTCCATAAATTCTATTTGCACAATACTAGAAATTTGCATATAATTATAGAATTAAATTGGCTAAATTATCAAGTCCTCGCCTCCTTGCCAAAAACAAGTCATGATTGCAATAGGAGAACATGCTTAAAAAATTATTTAAAGGCGTAAAAAAAGTAGCAAAAAAGGTAGCCCCATTCGCGGGTCTTGTAGCTGGTGCTTTTGGATTAAATCCAATGGCTGCAGCAGGACTAGGAGCTTTGATTGGTGGACTCGGAGGAGGTTCTAAAGGAGCTGTAGCAGGTGGTCTTGGCGGTTACTTTGGTGGTAAAGCATTTGGAGCAAATAACCCACTATTTAAATTTGGTGCAGATAAATTTATACAACCAGGAGCTTTAGCTCAAGCAGGTACAAATTTAGTAGGTCAAGGTGGAGCTCTATATGATACAAGTATACCTTTCAAAGATAAAGGCATCATGGACTTTTTACCAATGATAGCAGCGGGAACTGGTCTTGCTTATGCAGGTGGCTTATTTGATGAAGAAAAAATTCCAGAAGATGCAATTCCAAAAGAATACAAGTACGATCCAGACAAAGATCCACTTAAAAATATAAATAAAAAATTTCAAGATATGTATGACAAGTATTCACCTATACCTTCTTCTAGTATTTATGGATACCTACAAAGTATTGGTGCAATGAAGAATGGTGGACTTGTACCATCATATGCTGATGGAGGTATCATGGCATTTAGAGATGGTAGAGAAACAGCATCATATCCAGGTGCAGTGGACAGTGGTATGAATCTTGATCCTGCTGGAGCGGGTATTAGTTTAGGAGTTGCTCCTCCTAATACTAATCAAATGAATCCAGAAACTATTACTATGGAAGAAGTAGAAAAATTTGTAAAAGAATTAACTATGCTTCGTGACAACGGAGATCTAACAGAGGATCAATTTAAACAAGCAATGCAAATGTTAATGTCACAAGCTGGTAAATCAACTGGTATGAAAAGTGGTTTAGGATTTGCAATGGGCGGAGATACTGAAGGAAAAATCATGGGCCCTGGCACAGGTCGTTTAGATAATTTAGAAGGTGCAATCGTAGATCAAAACACAGGAGAATCTAGTCCTATAAGAGTTAGTCCAAACGAACATATAATACCTGAATACACCTTGTTTGCTATGGGTGGAGGTGATACAGAGTTAGGACATGATATGTTGAACAAGTTAAGAAGAGAAACTAAACCAATGGCAAAAGAAATGGGTTATGATTTTGAAGGTGCAGAAAACGGAACGGTAAGATATGGCTGAGTCACAAGTAATACAAAATTTACCTCCTGAGTATATACAACAGGGATACACAAACTTAATTAAAAATGTAAGTGATTATGTAGGCAGTGCTCCTGCTTTACCACAATTTCAATTAGCTGGATTTAGTCCAGCACAGCAACAAGCTATGAATATGGCTTTTGCTCAACAAGGTTTTCAATACGATCCAACAACAGGATTTACAGCAACAGGAACAGGACCAGGTTATCAACCTGCATTAGATGCAGGACTAGGAGCTTTGGCTCAATACGGTAAGCAAGCTGGTGATTTATATAGTCAAGCTACTTCAGCTCAATTTGATCCTCAATCATATCAGCAATTTATGAATCCTTTTCAGGATCAATTAAATGCAGAGATACAAAAACAAGGACAGATGGCACAAAACCAAGCAGCAGCTCAACAAGTTTCAAGAGGTGCTTATGGAGGATCAAGAGGTCAAATACAATCAAGCATGATTGATCAGGGTGTCATGGACACCATAGGACAACTAACGGCTCAGAACTTTAATACTGCTATGGGTCAAGCAATGAACACTTTTCAAAATCAACAAAAAGCTCAACTCATGGGAGCTCAAGGTATTGGCGCATTGGGTCAAGCACTGGGTCAAGGTTTTGGTCAACAAGCTCAATTACAAAATGCTCTTGCTACACAAGGCATTGGTGCAATGATGGGTATAGGAGGTATGCAACAAAAAATGGGTCAAGGTATTCTTGATATGCAAAGAGCAAATCAATTACAAAATATTAATAGACCTATGCAACTATATGGATTTATGTCTGATATTCTATCAGGCGCTCCTGCAACAATGGGTTATCAATATACTCAGAATTATGGACAAGCTGGTAGTCCTTTCTCACAAATGATAGGAACAGCAGCTACAGCTCTTGGAGGTATTGGTACTTTAGGTAAGATGTTTCCATAATGGCTACGTTTTTTCAAACACCAGGCTCAGGTCAACTGAGTCAAGAAGAAAAAGAATTTAAAGGTCTTGATTACGATTACACAAAAAAATTAACTCCTGAAGAAGGTCTTGAAAACATACAAAATTTTATAGGTCCTATTGTAGATAGTTTAAAACAATCAGGAGAAGCTGTTCAGTATAATAATATTATAAATATGTCTGGTGTTGATGTTCCCAGCTTTGATCAAATTCAAGCAATGGACATTAATCAGTTAAATCAATTAAAAATAGATATAGAAGCAAAACAAAAAACATCTACTTCAGATGCTTTTGGATCGGGTTATCAAATTGCATTACAACAAATTGAAAGAGCTTTATTAAATAAACAATCAATAGCTCCAAACAATGTATCTTCTTCTAATGAAGTACAAACTGATCAAGGCCCTTCGGAGTTTGAAACAGAAGAAACTAAAATAATTAATGCTTCTTCTGCTGAATCAATAAATAATGAAGGTTCATTTTATATAGATGCTTTTAATAATGCAGCTGCAGCTTCTGAAGAAATAACTGCAAACTCACAGTTTGCTAATGTTGAAGGCCAACCCGATCAAGTAAATGTTGTTGCGGATGGAGCTTTAGTAGGTCAGAATGCAAAAGGTGCTTCAGTTGTAGCAAAAGATGAGTTTGATAAAGGTAAAGGTGAATTAAAATTAGAAGCAGAAGCAG